AGGAATTCATGCGGTACTACGACCACTTCCTGGATCAGGGCTATGAAGGGGCTATGGTCAAAGATCCGATGGGGCAATATCGCTTTCGGAAACACAAGGACTAGATCAAAATCAAACCCGCCGAAGACCTGGACCTTCGTGTAGAATCTCTGGTTCAGGGTGAGGGAAAGTACTTCGGCATGCTAGGGGCGGCCATCGTCACCTACAAGGGTAAGCGAGTGAGAGTGGGCTCGGGTTTCTCCGATGAGCAGCGACAACAGTTCTGGGCGAATCCCAACTCCATTAAGGGTAAGATCATCGAGGTGCAATTCCACGAAGAAACCCCTGATGGGTCTCTTCGTCACCCCCGATTTATCAAAATTCGAGAGGATAAGACCCAACCGGATAACTAACCCTGGTATAATGAATTTGTAGGGGAAGCCACTCCCCGGCAGGTTACAATCACTGGAGTTTCTGATGGCTGCTGATACCTTTTCGCAATCCAAGGTCAAAGCCTTCCGTCGTTGTCGGAAGATCTATGATTACAAGTACAACCAGGGACTCACTCGGCGTACGGCCCCAGCTACGCTGTCTCGGGGCATCACTCTGCACGAGATGCTGGATGCACCCGTCATGGGGAAGGACTGGAGGGAGCCCCTGGAGCGCTATCGTCAGGAGTACCAGGGGCTCTGGAGCGACGAAACCGAGAACTACAGCTCCCCTGAAGATCTGGAGTCGCTGTACCTTCGCTATCAGAAGCACTGGGCGAATGACGGCCTGAACTACCGGGGACGCTCGGAAATCGAGATCGAAACCACCTATCGGGGGATCAAGTTCAAGGGGATCATCGATAAGCTCCCAGAGGACCAGATGGGGAGAGTGTGGCTCATGGACCACAAGACCCACAAGATCCTGCCCGACGAGGACGCCCGTTTCTCCGACATTCAAACGGTCCTGTATTACTGGTCCCTGCGAGAGGAGGGGGAGAAGGTCGACGGGGTTCTGTGGGACTACATCCGAACCAAACCTCCGGCGGTACCCGAGACCCTGAAGAGTGGTGGTCTCTCAAAGCGGGCGAACATCGACACCGACTACGACACCTACCTGGCTGAGATTCAACGAAACGGGCTCAACCCGGCCGACTACCAGGACATACTCACCAAGTTGAAGCAGGGGAAGAAGGCCTTCTTTCTTCGGGTGAAACTCCCCACCCCAAATGAGGCCCTGGTCTCCTCGGTGGTCAATGACTTCTTCGACACGGCCGAACAGATCCTGGAGGCCAAGTCGTTCGAGCGCAATATGACCCGGGACTGCAAGAGCTGCTCTTACTACCAACTGTGCTCAGCCGAGGTGCGAGGCTTGGACTCGGAATTCCTCAAGAAACAGCTATTTACCATGCGAGCTGACTAAGGTATAATACCATTTCCTATCAAACGCTACCGGAGAGCGTAATGAGCATTGCTGACAAAATCACACCAGTGAAGTCCCTGCCAAAGGTACTGTCCATGCTGGTGTACGGTCGTAGCGGGACCGGAAAGACCACCTTTGCTGGGTCCTTTCCCGGTCCTGTTCTGCTTCTGGACATCCGGGAGAAGGGCACCGACTCCTTGGCCAACCTGGAGAACATCGACGTCATCTCCGTGGACAAATGGAGTGAGGTCGAGGAAGTCTTCTGGTACCTGAGGGGCGAAGGAGGCAAGAAGTACAAGTCGGTGATCCTGGACCAGGTGTCATCGCTTCAGGACCTGGCCATGGAACACGCCATGGCCGAAGAAGGGAAGGATGTCATGTCCCAGCGTCTATGGGGCGTGGTATCCGGCCTGATGAAGACCTGGCTGCTGAACTACCGGGACCTGGTTGATCAGGGGATCAATGTCCTGTTCATCGCCCACGACCGAACCAACAAAGGCGAGTCCGGGGAAGATGACGACTCCATCGACCCACAGGTGGGACCCCGCCTAATGCCCTCGGTGGCTGGCCTGCTGAACGGGGCGGTCAAGGCTATCGGAAACACCTATGTGAAGGAGGTGTTCCTGGAGGACAAGTCCCGTAAGGTGGAATACTGCATGCGACTTGGCCCGCACGCGTACTACACCACCAAGCTTCGCAATCCCCTGGGAACCAGCTGTCCGGAGTCCCTGGTGGACCCGAAGTACGAAGCCATCATGAAGCTGATGGTTGAAGGTGAAGTCAAACCGGTCCGTAGGACCATCTCTAAGTAAGGAGTAATACAACATGGTTATGCGTAAGCGTGGCGGTATCGCGGTGGACTTTTCCGGTGTGGAATCGGGTGGTCGTGCCATTCCGGATGATGATTACCTGCTCGAAGTGGTCTCCTGCGAGGAGAAGGAGGGTCGAGAGTCCGGAGCCCTCTACCTGTCCTGGAAGTACAAGGTAGCCGAGGGGACGTACAAGGGAGCCACGGTGTATGACAACACCTCGCTCAGCCCCCAGGCCCTGTGGCGCCTGAAGCGCCTCCTGGAAGCCATGGGCATTCAGGCGGACGGCAAGATGTCCCTGGACATCAACTCCTTCAAGGGAAAGCGGGTCCTGGCTCAAATCGCCAACGAGACCTACAACGGGAAGGAGAAGCCCCGAGTGGTCGAGTTCCTCTTCGGTGGGGTCCCGGCGGGTGGGGGCGGCTCCGCCGCTTCGGCGAACCCCTTCAAGAAGGGCTCTCGGGTCCTGTTCCAGTACGAGGGGGAGGACATGATCGGGGTGGTCTCTTCTGTGGAGGGGGGCAAGGTCATCGTGGCCGTGACCATCGACGGGGAGGCGGAGGAGTGGGAGCTGGACTCCACTGAACTGAGTTTGGCTGAATCGTAACCGGTCAAAGGGGCTTCGGCCCCTTTCCACTTTGGGGAGAACCATGGATACATCCACCGCTACTAAGCCTCCGCTCCCACTTCCTCGGGTGTATGTGGACCGTCATCGTCACACCTATCTGATGTTTCGGGACAATGAAAAAACCCGTCAGTATGTGTCAATGGTGAACGGTCAAATCGAGATCATTCAACTTACCCGTCGAGAGTGGAAAGAGCTCATTCGATATAAGGAATGCACCCCCGAACACTTCGCCGAGGTGTATCTGAAGAGCACCCAGGACATGTCGCGCCAGGCCCGGGCGATTTTGAAGGGTATCCTGGGCCAGCCAGAAGAAAAATTGAGCCCCACTGAATCCCCGCGTTTTCCCGAGGGGTCTATTTCCTTGCAGCAATTATGCGAGGTTTATAACTGGAACCCTTCAAAAGTCCGGAAACAGCTCAGAAAGCTGATGAATAAGCCAGGAGGCCGCTGGAACTTCACTCCAGACGAAGCCGATAAGATTGTTACCATGGTGAAAGAATGCTTACACCGAGAGAATACCAGCGATTAGCTCTGGGATCAGCCGTCCCCCTCCAGTTGTTTGAGCTATTCCTTTCTAAAGTTCAATACTCTGATCCAGAGGATTGTTGGGAGTGGACGGGAGCCAAGTACCCTTCGGGGTATGGGGCTTTCGGGTGGGCCTACCGTCAAGGTTTCTGTCAACGAGCCCACAGGTTTTCTTGGGAGGCCTATCGGGAGCCCATTCCCCGGGGATTTCAAGTTCTGCATAGATGTGACAATCGTGCTTGCGTTAACCCCAATCACTTATTCTTGGGGGATCATGCCTCAAACATGCTAGATCGTAACCTGAAGGGGCGACAGGCTCGCCAGTTAGGGGAGTGTCAGGGGCGGCATAAACTGACCGAGTGGTTAGTGAGAGAAATAAGAGAATCCGGTCAATCCGATCGGGAGTGGGCTCGTCAACTCGGTATCTCACATATGACGGTCGGGAGGGCTCGAAGAGGGAGAACATGGAAACATCTGTAAGATTACGTCCCTATCAAGAGACCGCGGTGCAAGCGGCGCTCCCCCACGATGGATTCGCTCTGTTTATGGAAGCCCGTACAGGGAAGACCATCACTACTCTATGGCTATCTCGCCTGTGGAACTGTCGGCAGAATCTGGTTATCTGCCCCAAGAAGGCCCTACCCGTCTGGAAACAGGAGATAGCGGCCGTAGGTTTAAATGTAGAGGACTTTGAACTGGTATCTTTCGAGTCCTTTCGTATCCATCGACTCAAATTCCAACGGTCGTGGGATCTGGTCATTGTGGATGAATCCCACCGTATTAAGGATCGGAAA